AGTGCACACCTTGCAGGGGTCACCTCCCGCCATTACAAAATGCAGATCAGCAATAGCCTGGCGCAGTGTGGCATTGCTGGCGTTGGCCTCCTGCTTGGCCTTGTCTGCGTAGGCGCACGCCTCAGCCACCTTGGCCTGGTATTCCTCAGCAGGGATGTGCTGCTCACGCATCTGCTCCAGCATCAGCCGGTCAGCCTCATGCTGGACAGTCAACCGGGCATTTTCCCGGATGAGCTCATCCACAAAAATGGTTTCTTTATCGGTCACGATACTCATGCAATCTCCTCCTTGATTTTCTTAATTCTTGCTTTCAGAGCCCGCATGACAGCCTCATGGGTGTCTGCACGGTCCCGGATGGTTGCCATGACATCCTCATCCTGGCAGCCCTGCACAATGAGATAGTGGATATAAACCTTGTCATAAGGGGACCCCTGCCTCCACAAGCGGCAGTTGCCCTGGTCATTCAGCTCAAAGGACCAGTTGAGGCCATACCACACAACATGGTGGCCTCCGGCCTGGAGGTTAAGGCCATAGGCGCAGCTTGCAGGATGGACAAGCAGCACATCAACCTCTCCATTGTTCCAGGCATCGGCATCCTCTGCGCCTTTATATACACGCACCCGCAGCTTGTTCTTGCGGCCCTTATTGGCACGCTCCAGCCGGTCAAGGATGCGGTCACGGTCATGTTGATAGCCGTAAAAGGTCAAGGCTGGCTCTCCGTCCAGGCGCTCCAACAGCTCCATATAGGCATCCAGCTTGCAGTCATGGACAGGGACCGCCTGGCCCTCAGTGCCATAGACCGCACCATTGCAGAATTGCAGCAGCTTGCCCACAAGGACACCGGCGGTGCTGGCGGTCACAACATCCTCATCCACCTCAAGCAGCAGATCACGCTCAAACTGCTTATAGTCACGCATGGCCTTGGGGTCAAGCATGACGGGGATTTCATGCTGGATGTTTTCCGGCAGTTGCAGGTAGTCCTCAGCTTTCATGGAGATGCAGATGTCAGAGATGGCGGACAGCACCGCATCATCTGCGCCGTCCTTGGCCTTATAACTGAAAATCTGGGTGCGGCTCCTCTGGTCCGGGTCAAAGTATCTCTCCCGGTAGGCGCTCAATGTGGGCCCCAGACGCTCACCACCGTCAAGGAGGTAAACCTGCGCCCACAGATCAATGAGGCCCTTGGAGGACGGTGTGCCGGTCAGCAGCACCATTTTCTTGATAAATCGCCGCACCCGTTTCATAGCCTTAAAGCGTTTACTCTGGGAGTTCTTAAAGCTGGTGCTCTCATCCAGCACCACCATGTCAAAGGGCCAGGCCTGTTTGAAGTAGTCCACCAACCACTCCACATTTTCACGGTTGATGATGTAGACATCCGCAGGGGTGTTGAGGGCCTTGATGCGCTTGGAGGCGCTGCCCAGCACCATAGAGATGCGGATGTGTTGCAGGTGGTCCCACTTGGCAGCCTCCTTGCTCCAGGTGGCCTCTGCCACCGTCTTGGGTGCCACCACCAGGACCTTGGACACCTGCCAGCGGAAATACTTGAGAATATTGACCGCCGTGAGGGTGATGACGGTTTTGCCAAGGCCTGGCCGGAGAAACAAACCAACAGCAGGGTCCTCAACTACACGCTGGATGCAGTAGGTTTGATAATTATGCGGGGTGTACTGCATCAGCAAATACCTCCCTCAAAAAGTCTTTCACGGCATCCATCCCAAAAAGTACACGGACATCCGCCCCCCGTTTCTCCATCTCGCTCCTTTGCCATTTCTGCACCTTGGCCAGCCGCCCAATCTCTGTTTTCAACTCAACATAGATGGTCTTGCCGCCGGGTGTGATAACAATGCGATCTGGGACACCGGGATTGCCCGGTGATACAAACTTAAAGCAGAGGCCGCCGTGTTCCTTTACTTTGCGGACAAGGTAGCTCTCAATATGGCTTTCTTTCATGGTTAGGCCTCCAATCTTGCAGGTGTAACATGTTACCCCTGTTTCTATATTTTCTCGCGTGTAGGCGGTTTAGAGAGTTTTTATATTCTCTAATCCTCTGTTTTTTATTTAATAAAAAATGAATGTTGCAATGTTGCAGATACCTCAAAAAGCCCGTGTTTTCGGGGGTTTTAGGCGTAACATTGACCGTAACATTGCCCGCAACATGTTGCAGTCACGGTGTAACATTCAAAAATCAATGTTACGGGCAATGTTACATCAAATGTTGCGGCGTTTCAGAAAGCCTCTTTGAGCTCCGCAGTAGCCAAAGCGCAGGGCGCTCTTGCCTTTTTCCCAGCCGCCCAGGGTTTCAATGATGCTGTTGATTTCCGCAGTATCACTGTATCTGATTTCCTTTTGCTTGCCGTCCAAAGCCTCACACCAGACCTCAAGGGCACACACACGGTCACGGTCAACCAGCTTGATGTCACCTTGCACGGCTCCGCCCCAGAACATGCGGCGGCGGTCCAGCGGCCAGCTCTGCCAGTCCTCCGGCACCTGCTTGCTCAGAAACTCCGTGATGATGCCCTCACGGGTGCTCACCTCACGGTGTTCCTCCTGCTTGGCCTTGGCCATCTCCTCCAGGTCACCCTTGAGGAAAAGGGGCTCACCAGTCTGCCAGCGGACCACGGCCTCAGCCCAGAGCTGGTCAATTTCTCCGGCCAGATCAGTCCACACATCTTTAGTGCGTGGCTGTTCCCCGGTGTCAACGGGCCAGAAACGGCGGTTGCCGGTGCGGTCTTGCAGGTAGTCAGTGGTGTTGGTGGTGCCGAAAAAGACACAGCAGCGGGGCAGCTCTTTGACATGGCGGCCATAGGCTGCACGGAAACGGTCATTGCGTAGGGAGAGAAACTGCTTGATGCGGGCAATGTCAGTGCGCCGGAAAGCGTCCAGCTCCGCAATCTCTACCAGCCAGACACCCTGCAAAAGCTCAGAGGCCTCCTTGCCCTCAAAGGTGCGGATGCTGTCATTAAACCAGCCCTTGCTCATCTTATCCAGCAGGGTGCTCTTGCCTATGCCCTGGGGACCGGCCAGGATGAGCATGTTGTCATACTTGGCACCGGGCTCCATGGCACGGGTGACGGCGGCGGTGAAAGCCTTGCGGGTCACGGCTCTGGTATAGGCATTGTCAGCAGCGCCCAGGTAGTCAATGAAAAGGGTGTCCAGGCGGGGCACTCCGTCCCACTTGAGCCCTTTGAGATAGTCCTGTATCTCATTGAAAGCGTGGGCAGTGGAGTGCAGGGAGAGTGCGCCATCAATCTTGCCGTTGCCGGTGATGTGGTGGGTTTTCTCCATGTACCAGTAGAGGCCCTGGTTGTCATTGTCATCCCAGAGGCGGCGCTTTGTGCGGCCATCCCATGGCAGGGCACCCAGCACCTCACCACGGCCCGCAAACTGGTTGAGGGCAAACTTGCCTTTGAGCATCGGGTCATTTTCAAGGATGATCCAGACATTATCAATGGTGGCTTTGGGTAGACCAGTCTGGGTGTTGACGGCCAGCTTGGCCATCCAGTTGGCGGGGTCATCGTCATTGGTGGGCTCTACGCCCTCAAAGTCTTTGACGGCCTCCTGGTAGCGCTCCTGGCTCATCAGCGCTGCCACATCACTGTGAGAGATGGCCAGCTCACACATGGCCTGGTAGCTGGGGAGCCTGTTGGTAGGCGTGCCCGGCTGGGCCTCATCGTCCTTGTCACCAAAACGGTGGAGGCGCACAAGGTCAAAGGCGTTGACCAGGCGGCCACTGCACGGGTCAGTGGCATGGTGGCTGTATAAAAACTTGCCGCTGTCATAGATCACGGCACCGCCGGTTGTGGAGCCGCCCAGATAGGTGTATCTTCCGGGCATACTGTCCACGGGGTCATACATGCCGGGGATGAGTTCATCCATGGCACGGTAGATGTCAAAGGTGCGGCAGAAAGCGCCCACCACACCGTTTTTGGCCTCTGGGTCACCCTGCTTGACAGCCAGCTTGGGGAGGCTCAGAGCGCCGGGCACCTGCGGCCAGAGGGTGCAGTCACGCCAGTCATCATATTGGGCCAGCAGACCGTCCGCATGGAGGAGCGGCAGGTCTTTCCACAGATAGACATACTGGCTATCAGAGCAGCAGCTTGGCCAGTACATAAGGCGGGACACCTCAAAGGTTGTGGGGTCACAGAGTTCAATGCCTATGTACTCCGCCATCTTGCGGGCCAGGGGCTCATATTCATCTGCGGACACCGTGCGGTCCAGCGGCAGCAGGACACGCAGACGGGGAGCCGCCGGGCTGTGCTTACGGGTGCTGTATATGCAATAGCCGCAGCCCAGCCCTCCCACACGGCGCAGCACATCCTCAGTGCCACCGGCGGGGATATTGTCCAGGTCCAGGGTGATGACATCACGCCCGGTCACATTGTTTGCCTTGCGGCGGGGGCCGGAGAGGGTGCCCGCCATAAAGCCGCCAACATCCTTGAGGTCATCTTGCTGGGCCTTTTTCATATTCAGATATTCTGCCAGGGGCTCCGTGCCTCTGGCGGGTGTCTGGAGCTTTGCCCACAGCTCAGAGATGAGCAGGGTTTGAGCGCTCCAGACCATTGCACGCCGGTTGCTACCGGCGGAAATTGTTATTTTGCGGTCATATTGCATAACGGTGGCGCTCCTTTACTTTGTGGGCATCTCCACCCGGTCAGCCAGGCGGAGGAGCTTTTCTGCTTTGATAGTGTCAACCTCAGAGCGGTTGCCGAAGATCACACGCAACTGCTCCAGCATGATCTCCACATCAGCCATCTCCTCAGAGATGTTGGTGATGTTCTTGGAGCCCCGCATATTCTTGGAGAGCTCCTTTGTGAGCTCCGCCATCTCCTCCATGCAGAGGACAAGCTGGTGCTCCTTGCCAAACTTTTTGACGGCTGCCGTGTAAATGTCCCTGGTCCTCATCTAAACCACCTCCCGGTCTTTTTGTCCCGCAGCTCAATGCGGGCAGCAAGCTCAAAGCCGCTCTCAGAGATGATAAACTTGAGGACCTTGATGAGCGTGTTGACCTTGGCATCCAGGGCCTCACGCTCCGTGTCACTGATATTCTTAATTGCGTTGTATGCGGTGGGGTCATGGTAGCCCTCCGCATTTTCCCAAGGTTTATGTGCCATCGGTCAGCACCTCCTTTTGCCATTGTTCTACATCCACGCCCAGCTCCTTGAGCTTGTAGCGTTCCGGGTATAGGTCATCAAGCTGGTAATACTCACGCATCCGGCGGTGTTCTGCGGCCATGGCCACATAGAAGTCATGGAGCCGCTTTTTGCCAAAACCAAGATGAGTGTGCAGGGTCCAGAGGACCATGGTATCAACATCCAGCGCAAGCCTCTCATCAGCCTCAAGGCATTGCTGGTTGATCTCATGCACCATGGCCCTCTGCATGTTGGGGGTCATCATCTTGCTGCCCAGCTCAGACAGTTTGATGTTGATGGCGGGGTCTTTGGGCACCTGCACGCCCTGCTTTTGCAGCTTTCGCCTCTCCCGCCTATTCATGGCGGCTGCCCTTGCGGCAGCGCAGATAGTTCTCATTGGGCTCCCAGCCCTCAACTACAATGACAGGGCCCTCCGGGGCATTGTCACAGATGAAATCACCCTCACCAATATACTGGCAGTGGTCGCACATGCCGGGGTCACACATGCGGGGCTTCTCCTGGTAGTGCTGGCGGCGCTTGCGTTTCTTAGCCATGCTGCACACTCCTCTCAGCGATCTCACCGGCACAGGCTGCATAGCCCGCCAGGTCAACAAAGCTGTCCGGGTTGGAGCCGGTGGCAATTCTGGCCACCTTGAGCAGCCCCATCATGGTGGCCACATCCTTGGGAGTGATATGATTGATGGCCATGACCTTGGCCAGTTCCGGGTGGGCGGCTCTCAGATATACGCCCCACAGGAGGCCGATGGTTTCAAAGTTGTTTTCCGGGCTGCCATAGTCCTGCTCACGCTCACCGCAAACGCAGACACGGGCGGCCTCTAAAATCTCAGCTCTTTTCATCAGCTCATACCTCCCCGCAGTCATCAAACACGCCGGGCACCATTTCACGCATCTGCTTGAGCAGCATCTTGGCCACCTCACGCATTTGGGGGTGTGCGGCGGGTGCCGTTCTCAGATTAAAGAAGTGCCGCCACTCTCTGAGGTTGGCGGTCATCACCACCTCAGTCTTGAGGCTGTTGGGCAGGACAGCACGGGCCTCCTGGGGAGTGCATCCCCAATTAAGCAGCTCAAAATAGCGGCGCTCCGTAGTCTGGCACGCCTCTTTCCAATACTGCCAGCCCTGGGAATAGGGCTCCAGGTAGCAGGGCTGGATGACGGTGATTTCACCGCCAAAGCCGTCCTTGGAGTAATTGCAGTAGCGGGTGCTTTCCTGGCAGTAGGAGGCCAGACGGTGGCGCACAATCTCATGGGACACACCACGGTCACAGATAAACTTGACGGTGATGTTGAAGTGTTCCAGCACGGCCTCATGGCCACGCTTGATGATGCCGGCCACAAAAGCGGCGGCGCTGGTATCGGTGATTTTATCCTCAGACTTGTAGCACACACGGCCACAGCGCTCAATGTGCTGGAGGACAGCCTGGCCATCCAGCGGGGTGAGGATTTCAACATTGGGAGAGATGATTTTCATGGGTGTACCTCCATATACATATCATTGAGCCAAACAATGGCTTGCCGGTTTCTTTGCCGTGGTCAAGAAAAGACACACGGCCTTTGAGAAAACGGATTTCCGCTTTTCCATATATGTAGCGGTGGAAAAGCTCCGTGTCCGTTCTGGCTGGCAACAAGGCCACCACGATGGTGCCGGGCTTTTCGGCCTCTGCCGCACATTTTTGCACCCAGGCGATCTGGCCGGGGTTGGTGTTGGTTTTGCGGGAGTAGGGTGGATTGCAAAAGACGATCTCCCCCCCCCAATCTTGGATGAGGCCATTCTCCTCCGGGGTGTAGTGCTTGGAGCACTTTGCTGTTTTGTGAGTACAGCAGGGGTCAAGGGTGAAATGAAACTCCGCATTGAGCTGGTCAAAGAGCCAGCCAGGTGTTTCCCAATCATCCTTGCCGGTGGAGGTCATGGCATCAATAGTGGTCTTGTTCATTTGGTCATTGTCCTCTCATAGTGTTGCACGGCTCCACAGCAGTCACCGGGGCAGTTGATGTGACCCTCTTGGGTGGGAGTGATCTGGCAACCATACAACTCATAGCAGGGCTTGCCAGCCTCTTTGGCTATGCGCTGGGCTCTGTCAAAAGCGGTTTCATAGAGCTTGAAAGTGATTTCTCCATCTTTCTCATCAATGAAAAGCTCCAGAGCGTCACCCTCTTTGATTTTGAATTTGCGGCGGATTTCTTTGGGGATGAGGATGCGCCCAAGGTCATCCACCCGCCTCACTATGCCTGTTGCTTGCATTTGCGGCCTCCTTTTCAAAGCGTTCCTCAAGCTCAAAAATGGTGTAGTCCTGTTTGAAAGTTACCCGTGAGATAGCCTGGATTTCTCTGAGCTCCGCCCACAGTTCCGGGTGGTTTTTCCAGAGGTCACGCAGCTCACCAATGCGGGCATTGTGGCAAAACCAGCAGCCATTTCTTGCTTGAGTTTGGTATATCGGGGATAGCAGAAAATGCTCTCTGCATATTTCCACGGCCATCTCCTCAGTGATGCCGTAGTCTGCCAGCGGAGATGATTTGTTTGGGGTTAATCTGGCAAGGCGCTCCGGCTCATCTATGGCTATGCCCACATACTCATGCACCTCATCTGTCTGCTCTTTGTTGTAGATGCGGATGGGGCGCATTTTCAGTTTGTTACACCAAGGACCCAGACGCATTGGAAAGCCCAGAGGGGTCCCTACATACTTGCCTTTGACCCTCAAGCTGGTGCACAGTCCTTTGTAGGTCTTTGTGTCCCGGAGGACACGGACCTTGAGGCCGTAGCAGAGCTCAAGGATAGGGATGGCCTTATTGTGGATAAAATCAGCGTGCTCCGGGTATTCGGCGCTGGTTGTTTCGTCAAACATGACTTCACAATAGACCACCTCATCAAGAGGTAAGCCGTGTTTTATGATGGTGAGTATCATGGCCAGGCTGTCCTTGCCAAAAGAACAGGATGCAATGTATTTCATGGAGCCCTCCCACGCCCCACCTCCGCTGTCTGGCGGGGGGGGGCTCATTGGTCAATTAAGTAGGTAGCGGTCCGGCCCACTGGTCAGCCATTGCGGCTGCTATGCCGGGAAAAGTTTTTGCTCTGCGTTTACTGTCCCGGATGCTGGTGAGCATATACCGGGTGTATATGGACGGGTCCCTGTTGGCACAAGTGCTGCCCACCCAAAGGCCTTGGGGCTCCACAATCTCTGTGGGCTCAAGCAGAGGCAGATTTTTCAGCCATAAGCATGTGCGCTTGCGCCAAGGGTCACCAAACATAAAAGGCTCAATGATCTGGTCATATTTTGGCAAGCAAAAGCATTTCATCATCACGGGGTTCTCTATTGCGATCTTTGAGCAGTCTGCCTCCAGAAATGCTCTAAAAAATGCCGCAGCCTCAACTCCCTTTTGGTATCTCTCCGGGTCTTTTACGGAGTGGTCCTTGTTAAACACACGCACGGCGCTGGCGGCGGTCAGATATGTGCAGGGCGGGAAAGCAATGAGCATGTCCCACTGCCCAAGCACATAATGTGCGGAGCCGTCACAGGTTTTGAAAAAGCAGTAACCGTTGAGCAACGGGAGCACATCCTGCTGGATATGCCACTCTGGATGCCCGCCAGAGCACGGGATGATGTCACAACTGTATGCCTCATGGCCAAGCCTCCGCAGTGCGATTGTGACGGCCTGGCTTTCTTCACAGGCAACAAGGATTTGCATAAAAGCCTCCCCTCAGCCCACCACCGCAAAGGTAGCGGGGGGGGGCTCAATCAATTAGTCTTTCTTGAAGTAGTGGCCCACCCAGCCCTCAGCGTTGAGGGGTAGGTCTTGGGCCCATGGTGCGGGTTGTCGCATGATGTCACAGACGGTCTTGAGCATGGTGTCATCATCGGCCCAAGGGGCCACATCAATGACCACCTCATCATGCACATGGAAGATCACCGGCAGCCCGGCGGCCTCCAGGTTGTCAATGGCGT